GGCGCAGTTAGCCGCAGAACATACGGCGTCCATTGCTTCTGGCGTGGCGGCATGTTCTTCCGCCACTAAGCCGGAAGTTCATGTGCGTTATTCAGCATACTATGCTCCCTGGGTTCATGAAAATCCTCGTGCTGGAAAGACGGGGGGTGTGAGTCCTTCTGGCCGCAAATATCGTGAAGGCACCTATTCGGTGGTGGGTCAATGGAAGTTCTTACAGTCGGCTATCGAAAATAACATGGCAAAACTTCTTAGCATTATTGCCACTTTTGCAAGCAAAAAGATTCGTGGAAGGAGCAGGTGATGAAAAGTCCTGCCGATGATTTTCAGTTGATTTTAAGTGAAAATTCAAATGTAGGACTTACGTTCGGCACGGATATGTTTGTCGGGGCCATGCCGGATATGCCAGATGCCTGTATTTCCATTGTGGATACGGGCGGTCAGGAACCAGACCGAGGGCCGTATGAGCGGGCCACGGTACAAATCATGGTAAGAGGAGGCGTAGGGGATTATGTAACAACACACGAATTAGCCAAAACCGTTCAAGCAACGCTTCATGAGTATTACGGAATGCCGGATTCTTCCGGTTATTACTATGCGGGAATTTGGGCCACAAATGAACCTTTTTATCTTGGGACGGATACTAGAGGCCGCCCCTTGTTTTCACTGAACTTCAGAATTCAAAGGAGGTAATACCAATGACTACTGCTGCGTTTGCTGGTGTAGGAACACTGTTCAAAAGAGGGGAAGAAACTGTTGCCGAGATTAACAGCATCAGCGGCCCCAACATCAGTCGTGATACCATTGACGTGACCAGTCTGGACAGCACGGGAGGCTACCGTGAATTCATTCCTGGTTTCCGTGATGGTGGCGAGGTCACCTTGAGCTGTAACTGGGAACTGGCCGCATGGAGCGATTGGCTGGCGGATTTTCAGTCAGACAGCGCCGCCACGTACACAATCGTTCTGTCCAATGATGAAGCAACCGAGATCAGCTTTGATGCTTATTGCGTGGGGATGGGCGTGGAAATCCCCACCGATGACAAGGTGACCAACGAAGTGACCCTGAAGATTACCGGGGCCGTGTCCATTAGCAGTTAAGCAAACCTTTTAATGGAGGAATAAAACAATGAAATTCTTAACCAAAGAAGCAATCAAGGCTGCCCAGGTTCTTGTTCGAGTGGAAAAGGTGGAACTGCCTGAGTGGGATGGCTACATCTACGTTCGGGAAATGTCCGCCAAGGCCCGAGATGCTTTCGAAAGTGCCACCTTCACTTTCGATGATAAGGGGCGGCTGGACAAGAATCTGTCCAATTACCGCGCCAAGTTCGTCGTGCTGACGGCGTGTGACGAGACCGGAAAATTGGTTTTTACGCCGGAAGATGCCGAATGGTTGGGCGAGCGTCAGGCCAGCACCGTTCAGAAGATTTTCGATGCTGCGCAGAAGCTGAACAATGTGCCGGAGGCTGAGGAACTGGAAAAAAACTCGCCCGGCCCCGCAGACGATTCCTCTTCCGATTAGCTCTCGCGCTGGGGCGGACGGTTGCAGAATTGGAAGAAACCATCACGGAAAGGGAGTTGGCCGAATGGATGGTGTTTTATCAAAAAGAGCCGTTCTTGCCCCAGCGCGTGGAGTACAGCGCTGCGAAGATATGCACCGTGTTGGCAGAAATCAATCGTGATCCCAAAAAAGGACGTAGGCCGAAGATTACGGATTTTTTGATTTTCGAAGGAGCGGAGGAAAAAGAACGAGCAGGAAAGATAACCGATCCCGACAGCGCAAAGCGGATGTTTCAATCTCTGGCCAAGGCGCATAATGCCAAGGTAGCGAGGAAAAAAGGCAATGACGATAACAATCGGTGAGCTTGTAGCAATCCTACGCTTAGATCCTTCTGAGTTTACTAAGGGTCAGCGAAAGCTGGTTCGTGGTGCCGAAAATGCTGCGAAGAATATTGAGCAGAGCTATGAAAATCTCGGTATTCAGAGCAGCAAGCATTTGGATTTGATGCGGGAAAAGGCACGTCGCAGCTACGAGCGCATTGCCAAGCATGCCGAAAGTACTTTTCACGACATTGTCCGCGCCAAACAGGCTATGGTGGCGCAACTCAATAAGATTGATCAGGCACAGTTCGGTAAACAAATCACCGAAGCAGAAAAACTTGCTGCTGCGTATAAAAGCTTGGGCCTTCGTTCCCCTGCGGAAATTGGTGCTTCGCGGAAGCAGGTATTGGAAGGCTACCGTCGAGCGGCCAAAGCTGCTAAATACAATACCCAGGAAATCCTCCGCCTTGAGCAAGCAAAGAACAAGGCGCTGGAAAAGTTGGATAAAGAACAATACGGAAAGAGGGTCAGTAATCAGCAACGCATAGCAGCAGCCGCTAAGAAATCGGCAGAGGAAGTGGCTGCTGCTTTTAAGCGGCTTGGCGTTACTTCTTCGTCGCAGTTCGATGCCATGCGAAAAAGGGCCGATGCGGATTTCGCTCGTATTGCCACTTCCGCCAAGGCCACTCAGGCCGACATTTCCAATGCGTGGGCGGCTCGTGCTGCCATAATGTCGCGGATAGACGAACAACAATACGGCAAGCAGATTTCCAAAGCTCAGATGGCCGCACAGCAGATGGCCGGAGCTTACAAGACTTTGGGCATTCGGTCTTCGGCAGAAATTCAAAAACAACGGCAGCAAATCATTGCTTCCTATGATCATATTGCTGCTGCTGCCAAGAAGGGCTCCAAAACTGCGGCAGCAGATGTAGTGCGGGCTGAAAAAGCTAAAACCGCCGCCCTCAAGCGTCTTCATGCGGAGCAATACGCTTCTCAACGCAGTGTTTTTTCCAAAATCAAAACCGGTGCAGCTATGGTTTTAGGCCATGCTGTGACGCAGTTCACCTTGTTGGCGATGGCTGTTCATCGCATTTTATCATCCATCGGTCGGGCTATCACCAACACTTTTAAAACCAGCTTTAAAGCTATGGCGGATTACGAGATTGCCGTGGCTTCCTTGGCCGCAATGGTGGTGACGTTTACCAAGAAACCGGCTGGAAAAACCCAAGCAGAATATTGGCAGGATGCCATGCGGTACGCCGAAGGAATGATTCCGATCTTGGAAAATATCGCTGCCAAGACCCTCATGACTGGTGAGCAAGTCACCGCTTTGGCCAATGCCTTTGCCCGCGTTGGCGTGTTCCTCGATCCGGGCAATATTCGGCAGATGGAAGCCTTCACCGCCGTGGCCAACGCCCTGCCCATTTTGACCCGTGGGCAGGAAATCATGAAACAGATCAACACGGAAATCCGTGCTTTGACCCAAGGCACCAACATGGCCACTTCCATGTTGCTTACTACCCTTCATGCCTTAGACCCCCTGATTAAAAAACACATCATTAAGTGGCGTGAAGAAAACACCGTGTTGGAACATATTGGTGAAATGCTTTCCGGCTTTATCCCCGCTTCAAAGCTGCTGGCTGAACAGTGGCAGGCCATTAAGAATGCATTGATTACGGTGTGGAAGCAGACGCTGCGTGGCGGAATGCTGGGTGCTTACAAAGAGATCATCGCAATCGTCAAGAAGCTGACTGAATGGATTAAGGTGCACCGGGATCAAATTTCGCAAGGGTTGGCGACTGCGTGGGCAGTGGTGTTGGAAACAATAAAATTGGTCGGAAACGCCCTGCGTCCTTGGGGGCCGCTTATCAAAGAAGTGGCGCATGAATTACAATTTGTGGCTTCTTTATATGTTCGAATCGCAGGGCTGATAAATGATGCGGCAGCGCAGCAAAAGGGCCTTGTTTGGCATACCGTACAATGGGCAAAGTATTTGAAAGCTGCGTATATGTGGTTGGGCTATGTTTTCACGCTTGATTTTAAAAATGCCAGAAAAGCCGTCGATGAAATGCAGGCAGTCATTGACGCCACTTTTGCCGATATATCCAGTGCGTATGAAAAAAATCCCATAGAAGAAGTCGTAGATACCATCGAAAGTTCTGCAAAAAGAACTAGTAAGCTGATGAAGATCCTGGAAATGGACACCAGCAAAGCCTTCCAAAAAATTGGGGAAGGTGCGTTGGGCGTGAGGGATTCTTTATCAAAAGCTGCGGAAGCGCTTGATTTCACTTTGCCGTCTGTCACTGCTTTTCAGGCCGAAGAAACTGCGCATCTCTTTGAAAAGGCAGTGGAGGATGCTGAAAAGTTGGTCAATGCTTCCACCATCAAATTGAACACGCTCCAGAAGGCTTGGGTTTCGGGCAACCGCGAAGCATTGATGGCCATTTTGCGCGGGATGAATGAAGATGCTACATGGACTGCCTCAGAAATGGACGAGGTTTACAGGTCCACCGTTGAGATGCTGAAATACACAATAGATTCGACAACGGAAGACCTTGAGCGCTTGCGCAAGGAATATGCAGCAACAATGAGAAAGCTGCGGGAAGAATCGGCTGTTGGGCAGGCTTTTAAGTTGTTGGGCTTTAAAACGAGCGCGGGCAAACAATCGGAAGAAAAAGAAATACGTGACGCGTATAAGATCGTCGTCACCAATATTGAAAAGGAGTTAGTGCGAGCCAAGGCGGAACTATCTCAGTTCGAACGTGCGGGCGTACCGGCTCCAGGAGTGGTCAGTGACGCGGTTCTTGCCGATTTAGAACAAAAAAAGAAAGCATACCGCGAAAAGATTCAGGGCTTGGAAACGGATTTGAAGGCTGCGGGCGAGCGAATGCAGGAAGCCATAGACAAAATCTACGGCGTGGGCAGCCGTCGTCGCGGCGGTAAATCCCAATTCCAGACCGATCTGGAAAATTGGAAAAAGACCGCAGAAGAATTGCAGAAGGAATTGCGTTACCTGGGCGTGGAAGGTATTGAGAAAGAATTGATGGAAATCGAAGACCGGTACCAGGAACTGCGCAACATGCCGCGGGCAGACAAAGGTTTAATAGATGAGTGGAAAAGCAAGAAAGTGGTTCAGGCTTGGATCGAAGAAGGCAAGCAGCTAAAGGATCTGGACCCGCTACTCCAGAAGCACAAGGGGATGTTGGAAGCGGAGCGTCGGGCGCAGGAGCTTCTTGGGGAAGCCGCAGAACAGGCTCGTTGGAAGGAAATTCAGGCATTGGCAGATGTCGGCGATGCCTATAAGGAATTTCGCGTTGCTTCTACCGATGAAGAAAAGCAGCGAATTGCTGAAATGATTTACGCGAGCAAAAAGTGGCGGGATGCCTATCGACTGTCGTTAGATGATTACGCGGCGCACGCAGCAAAGGTCGGCGGGCAGGTATATGATGTGATGACAGACGCCTTGTACAAGACGGAAGATGCCTTGATGGAATTCTGTATGACGGGCAAGGCGAGCTTTGCCGACCTCGCCAATTCTATCATAGAAGACATCATGCGGATCTACGTCCGTTCGCAGATCCTCGGTCCGATTGCGGAAGGTATTGGCCAGGGCGATTGGTTGACGAAAGCAGTTGGTTTTGTGGGCGGCATTTTATCCGGCGGCAGTGGCT